ACGGAAGACCTATGTTGGGTCTACCATCATTTGTAAAATAGTATTATAATGAGGTTATATGTTACAAAAATTAGGTTTTGCACCAGGGTTCAACAAACAGGTTACAGAGACCGGGGCCGAGGGACAATGGTTTGATGGTGACAATGTTCGTTTTAGATATGGTTCTCCAGAAAAAATAGGCGGTTGGCAACAGTTAGGGCAAGATAAACTAACTGGTGCAGCTAGAGCTATTCATCATTGGGATGATAATGCAGGCGTTAAATACGCAGCAGTTGGCACAAACAGAATTTTATATGTTTATTCAGGTGGAACATATTATGATATACACCCTATTAGAACTACCTTAACAGGAGTTAATTTTACAAGCACATCATCTTCTACAACTGTTACAGTAACATGTAGCGGGGTACATGGATTAGTTGAAAATGATATTGTTTTATTTGAAAGCGTAACTGGTTTAAGCGGTTCTACTTATACAAACGCTACATTTGAAAATACTAAATTTATGGTTACTTCAGTGCCTACCTCAACTACTTTTACTATTACAATGGCTTCTCAAGAAACCGGCACACCATTAAGTACATCTGGATCTGCATCTGCATTATGTTACTATACAGTAGGTCCTTCTCAACAACTTGGTGGTTTTGGTTGGGGTACAGGTTTGTGGGGCGGAACATCATTAGGTGCTGCAACAACAACTCTTGCAACAGCTTTAACAGATACTACAACAACTACTGTTGTTCTTGCTAACTCAGCAGCTTTTCCATCTGCAGGTGAAATAAGAATTGGAACAGAAGATATTAGTTACACATCTAATAATACAGGAACCAATACTTTAAGTGGAGGCTCTCGTGGTGTTAACGGAACTACAAAAACTACTCACAGCGGTGGCGCTACAGTTACTAATATTTCTAGTTATGCAGGATGGGGTGACCCATCTTCTACTGACTTTACAATTGATCCTGGTTTATGGGTCTTAGATAACTACGGTACAAAATTAATTGCACTTATATATAATGGCAGGTGTTTTGAATGGGATGCATCAGCTACTAATGCGACATCAAATAGAGCAACATTACTTGCTAATGCACCGACAGCATCACGTCATGTATTAGTTTCAACTCCTGATAGACACCTAGTATTTTTTGGTACAGAAACAACTGTAGGAGACCCTACTACTCAAGATGATATGTTTTTACGTTTCTCTGACCAAGAAAATATTGATGGCACAGATGCTTATGTAGTAAAAGCAGAAAATAATTCTGGTACACAAAGATTTGCTGATGGATCTAAAATTATGGGCGCTATCAAAGGTAGAGACGCAATTTATGTATGGACCGATACAGCACTATTCTTAATGAAATTTGTAGGTGGAGACTTTGTATTTGCTTTTGAACAAGTAGGTACTAACTGTGGATTGTTTGGTAAAAATGCGTGTATTGAGGTTGATGGTACAGCTTATTGGATGTCTGAAAACGGTTTCTTTACATACGATGGTCAGTTAAAATCTATGCCATGTCTTGTAGAAGACCATGTTTACGATGACATAAATGCTACATCTAGAGACCTTATTAATGCAGGATTAAATAACCTGTTTGGTGAAGTTAGTTGGTTTTATTGCACAGCTGCATCTGATCAAATTAACAGGGTTGTTACTTATAACTATTTAGACTCATCTCCTAAACGTCCTATATGGACAACAGGTACTTTACCAAGAGCCGCGTGGCAAGATTCTGCGGTATTTGATAGACCTCACGCAACCTATTATGATCCATCAGATGATGCCTCTTCAGATGTTGTTGGTAATACGGAAGGAAGTACGATATACTATAACCAGGAAACAGGGACCGATCAAATTAATTCGGGTGGTGTTATCACTGCAGTTATAGGAACTATTACTTCCGGTGATTTTGACATTACCCAACGTAGAAGTAATACAGGACAAACTGTAGGAATGCCTGACATTAGAGGAGACGGTGAATACATTATGAGAATTAGTAGATTTATACCAGATTTTATTAGTCAGACAGGTAGCACCGCAGTTAAATTTAAAACAAGATTATATCCAAACAGTAGTGAGACTACGACAAGTTTTACATGTGACTCTACTACAACTAAAAAAGATGTAAGAGTAAGAGCTAGACAAATTGCATTAGAAGTTGCTAACACAGGTATTGCTGAAGATTGGAAACTAGGAACATTTAGATTAGATATACACCCAGGAGGAAGAAGGTAATGGCTACAGACCAAGAGATACGAGACAAAGGTTATAAATATATTCCACAACAAAAATATTTATTAAATCCTTTTGTACTACCAACAACTGATGATGATGATGGTGATGGTGGTGGTACACCCTCTGCAAATGTTGGAGGTAACTCAGAGGGATTTAGTGTTTACAATCCTGATCCTAATAGAACAAGAAACGAAAGTAATTATAATCCAAGAACATATAATAAAGTTATGCGGGACACTGATAAATTTGGTGAAACTGTAATGCCTAATCCAGATTTATATTACACTAAAGAACTAGAAGGCATACCTGGTATGGTACAAGGTTATATGAAAAATAGTCTACCCGGTAGACTAATAGGAAATGCAGTAAGTGGACTAGAAAGTTTACTTCCTGTAAATCAAAGAGCTATCTTAGAAAATGAATTATTAGGTCAAGGTTTTCAATTAAATGATATTGGACAATTTGTGTCTGATGGTGGAGATATAAATAAAGCAGATGGGTCAAATATTATGGCAGGATATAATGCTAATAAAGTAACTCGACAAACTTTTGAAAAAAGAAGAAATATGATTAATAATAATATGAGTGATACAAATATTAATCCTAAAACTGGAAAAACATATAAAGAAGAAAAACTAGCAGCTCTTGATGCAGCAGAAGCAAAAATGTTAGGCACTGCCACAGATAGAGCAGATATGGTTTTTGAAGACAAAATGATAACAAAAGATCCTTCATTAAAAGGACCTGGTTATTTAGAAAATGCATTTTATTTTACAACAGAAGAAGACGAAATTATTGACCCTAAAACATTAAGATATATTACTAAGAAAAAAGCAGCTGAGACTGCTGATACTACTGGTACTACTGGTACTACTGATACTGGTACTGATACTGGTACTATTGTTCCCCCCTATGTTCCTGACGGGACTCCCGGTGGTGGCGCTGGACAAGGTATAGATATAAGTAATGCAGGCACTATACGTAGTAGAGATAATAATTTTCAAGGTGATTCGGGACCAACCACTCAACAAGAAGCTGACGTTGGTTATTCAACGGATTTTGGGTTTGCTAAAGGTGGTAGAGCCGGATACTTTTATGGTGGTAGAATAGGTTTTCAAGGTGGTGGATCAGATGCATCATCAGATAATTTTGGTACTAGTACCAGTACTCCAGGACCAGGAGATACTGGAGGAGAAGGTGGCACTAACCCTAGTGATGGTTCTGATACACAGTTTGGTGGTGGTGGTAATAATGATGGCGAAAATAATAACCCACCAGTGACAACGGTTAATAATAAACCTGTAGATATCTCAACTGTAACAAAATCAATAGGTGGCTATGAAATTCCATATGGTCTTGAAGCATTAATGTCAGACAAAGGAAAACTTCAAGCTGTTTTAAATGCTGACAATGTATTAAATAAAAATTTAGGTTTAGATCTTACATACGATCAAGGTCCTTATCAAATAGGTTTTAATGCAGACATGGAAGGTAATAAAAATTTAGGTTTAAGTTATAATAAAGGTAACTTAAGTGCTTATGCTAACACTAATTTTAATGACCCTAGTGTAGGTTTTAAATATAGCAGAGCGTTTGCATACGGAGGACTGGCAAGTATTTTATAATGGCAAAAATTGTACAATCATTAACTAGAGCTGAACCAGAATACAATCAAACTAACTTACAATCGATAGTCAGGGATCTCGATTCTGTAATAAAAAAATTAAACACAACGTTTCAACAAGAAGTAAAACAGGAGATAGAAGCTAAAAGTTTCTTTTTAGAATAGTGGCAGTAGTAAACCAATATAAATTTGTAGGTAAAGATAATGACACTACAGGAAATGCATTGACTGTCTTTGCAGCAGGCACTCCAGGTGTTAATGAAACTATAATAATTAAATCAATATTAGTAACATCAGCTGGTACACCTACTGTAACCATCTTAAACAATAGTATTACAGCTATTAAATCTGTGCAACTAACAGCAAACACAACAAAAGAATTATTAACTCAACCTCTAATCGTAGAAGGTGGGTCAACATTTACAATACAATCAAGCACATCAGATTCTTTTGATTATGGGGTTAGCTTTTTAAACATTAAAAAGGAGAAAATAGACTAATGAAAGTGTATGACGCTAAAGTAGAAGAAACATATAGACACAAAGAAACAGGTGAGGTTTTTAAGGAAAGAAAAGACTGGGAAGCCAAGGGTTATAAGCCAGAAGATATGGCACAGGATGTAAAAGTTATTATGCCACCTCTTGATTTGTTCTCGAAAACCAAGTAAACATAGGAATTAAGGTAAATTTATGGCAATATCTAGAATGCAAGAACCCCAGCAAATACAATCAGGAATAGGTTCCTTACAGGATCCTAGACAAGGTTATTTCTTAGGTAAACTTGTAAAGAAAGCTGGTCGTGCCTTAAAAAAAGTTACTAAAAGTCCTTTAGGCAAACTAGCTTTATTAGGTGGTGGTGCATATTTAACAGGTGGACTTATGGGCGGCGGTGGTGGCCTTGGAAATTTTTCTAAATTATTTGGTGCAATGAAAGGTGGTCTTGGAACAGGTGGTAAGTTTAGTACACTTGGAGATTTATTTAGAGTAGGTGGTGAAGCTGGTGAAAAATTTAGTGTACCTAGAATGTTAGCCGGTGGCCTAGGTGCTACAGCAATCGCAGCTCCATTCTTTATGGGTGGTGATGAAGAAGAAGAACCGGTAGAACAAATGGACCCAAGATACCAGGTTCAACGTGCAAAAAATTATTACAGCGGTGCAGGTGATGCAGGTGCTGGTTTAGATTTTATGCCACAGAAAAAATATGTAATGCAAAATTTTTACGCAGCTGATGGTGGTCGTGCAGGCTATGCTAACGGTATGTTAGTAGAAGAAGACGATGAAGAAGAATACATTAGATCAGGTGCAGGTCAATCAAGAAGACAAAAACCAACATTTTTAAACATGGGTGGCGGTGCAGGAGAAGCACAAGCTGAACAAATGTTAATGATGGAATATGTTAAGTACAAAAACAAAGGTGGAGAGTTATCTTTTGAACAATTTGTACAAGCAGTTATGCAAGCATC